ATTGCTCATATCGCAAAGTCTTATGCATATCTAATAATAGATGTTTAGCCTAAACTCTTATTAAACTTATTAATAGCTTTTATAAAATAGAACTTGTAATCTGTGTGTGTGGGGGTGGGTGTCCAAAGGATTAGTATGTAAGAGGTTTACGGTATCTGATAATCACCCTTTTGCCTTACAATTCCTAGCAATATCAACCTTATTTTCAACCTTTTACCTAGCTTTTCAATCTTTTTAGTCCTTAAAAGTTGCAACTAATAACTTAAACTTAGTTTTTGGGCTGAGAACGTAAGAATTAAGAGAAAAAATCAATTTATACTAACTATTTTAATCTAATTTAATACATCAGCATTACAAATTAAGCATAAAAAAACACCATTTAAGGTGCTTTTAGTATTGTATTTACTTATAATATAAGTTATTTAGATAGTAATTTTATTGTATCTTCCTGTATTTTTATAGTACTATCAAGGGTTTTTATAGTTTCTTTTAATACTTTTATTCTATCTTCTAGCGTTTCAATGTGTTTATTTTGCATTGTGTTTAGCTGCTGGAGTAGTTCGGTTGTTGTTTTATTCATAGCTTTACTATTTAAGGTTGTTTAATTCGTTTTTTAAATTATTTAGGTGCTGCGCATCTCTATCATTAATAACTATACCTTGTTTTTTTATCTTATCTTGAAAGAATTGTATCGCCTCAATTAATTTTTCTTTGTGTGTTTGTTCGTTTTTCATCATTTTATTAAGTATTTAATATTATTAATAGTTAGATTTGTTAAGGTGTTTATATTTAGCATTCTATACCCTTTGGCTTTCATATCGTAAACGCATTGCAAGTTGTAATCTTCTGGATTGTATGGCTTAGGCTTTGCATTCTCTTTTAGATGCTTAGTAACTTGTAGCCGCCCAGTTAATACTCGTACTGTATTATCTTTTTTTACAAAGGTACTACTAAAGATTTTGCCTTCTGTTGCTCTAATGAGCTCTTTTGCTTTGTTTCTGTTTATTGTTTCAGTCATTGTATTAAATTTTATTAGTTATTTTATTAAGTGTTTGTTTATCTTATCCAAATATTAAAGCCAATACAAAAAGTATTAAATAAAAAGTATTTGAAAATTCGGTGGGTTTAAGTTCAGAATTTGCCATTTGTTAAAGTGTTTTTAGTTTGTTTATAAATAGACTCTTTGCTTCTCTTTTTGTGTATCCGTAGTAAATTTCCTTTACTCTGTAACCTTTGTGCATTGTTGCGATTAGATAGCCGTTTCTAGTTTTTGTAATTGTCATAATTATAGTTTTATATTATTGTATTATTTCCTTGTTTATCATATTCAAAGTTTGAAACCTTTGGAATTATTATTGTTTTTCCGTCCCATTCGTTACCATTAAGAAACCATTTAAAATTCTTTTGCCTTATATTTACACCCTCTAAGGCATTTAAACGTTCTTTTGTTGTATTACTAAACCAACCGCAATTTGAGACTTTTAGCGTGTTTGTATCGTGTTCTAATGTTGCAATACAATTATCATGTAATAGTATTCTAGAAGTCAAATCAAATTTGTCATAAAATACCCTAGTGTTTGAACCTTTGAAACTTCCTTTATTTAAAAAGGCATTTATTGTGTTTTGTGTAATTTTTCTCATTTGTTTATGTTTTTAATTGTTAGTATTAAGATTCTAAAATTTCGTTTATTTCTTCGGCTATACATTCAAAGTATGTTTCTTCTTTCTTTTTGGATGCGTGTAAAGATGCTAATATTTCAGAATTTAAATTTTCTAAAGTGTAGCCGTATTCGTTTGCAATCTCTAAAGATTCAGAAAGTGAACAATCATTTTCTTTTAGGTAATTAATAGCCGTATGATAGTAGATTATTTCCTCATTGAAGTAACCATTATCTTGCAAATCATTAAATAATTCGTCCGCATCATTGTAGGAGGTCAAATCTTCTTGCATTGTACTATTTAAATATTCCGTTATAGTATCGCCAAAATATTTATCAGATAATTTATTTAGTTTTTCAAATATTAAAGTGTTTTTGTTTGAATTTCTATCTTCTTGCGTTTCTTTGTAGTTGATAGGGTTGTTTGGGTTGTGTGTTGTGTTTGTTTCCATTTTAAGTAGTTTTAAAGGGTTATAAATTCAATTAGTGTTATTACTGTACAAAGTGCATGAATTAAGCCGTAAAGGGTCGCAAATGATAACACTGTGAACAAAATATTTTCACCTATTGAGTAAGTCGGTTTAATATTAATTTTTGTAACGTATTTTGGATATGTTTCTTTTTTCATTTTATTTCTGTATTATATTTAATAACGCTAAGTCTTTTTCCAATTCTTTCAAATCGTCTTTTGTTGGACAATAGTAATTTTCATCCGTGTAAGTCCTTAGGCTAACTAGAATAGAATTATAGTTCCAATTTCTCAAAGGTTCGCCTAGTAGGTCGCCTATATATTCGCCATTCAATACTAGTGTTTCAATGTAACTAGTGAAAATTCTTTGCTTTATCGTATTTATTCTATTCATAATTTTGTTTTTTAGTTTTTAAAGTTTTGTTAATTAATGTACTGTAAAAGTAACTTAAATTTTAACAATGTGCAAAACAATGTGCAAAACTTTTATTTTCTTTTACTAGGTTAAAAAGTACAATTTTGCAAAGTTTTTTTAATTACTTCTTTTTTTAATACTCTTTTTTTGCCTCTTTTTTGGTGGCTGGTGGTGGTTTTATTGTTTTTTATTGGTTCTGATGGTAATACTATTTTATCAAATTACTTTTTAAGTAATAGGAACGGGCGCACGTGATAACAAAATTTTTGATATAACAATACAAAAAACAAATTATTTTTAAAAAAATATTATATAATTAATAAACCAATAAAAAACAATATATTAAAATTGAAAATTAATTTATTTTCTTATGTAGAGAAACCGAACAAAAAAAAACCTTATATAAAATATTACTACTTAAAAAAATTCTAATACATCAGAGTTACAACAAAAATTTTTGCACCTCCAAAAGTTGAAAAACAAAATTTCATTTTTAGTAAAAAAAAATATTGATTTGTAAAATTGATTTACAAAAAATTTCTCATTTACACCACCTCACAAGCCCTATATACCACCCACCATACCTAGCAGTTTCAGCAGTTTCAGCAGTTTCAACGAGAATTAAGAAAAGTTTTAGAAAAAGTTTTTAGAAATTATTTTATTTGCATATACCAATCCAGAATATCCATACACTCGTCTAAGCCTTTAACAACCTTAGCAAAGTACCCAGCATCATTAAGGTCTGCTACCCATTGTTTCTGCTCTTTGGAAGGATAACCTGTCTTATCAGCTTTAATCTCTAAGAACAGCCCTGCGTACTCGCTATTGACCTTACATATCTGCATATCAGGAAAGCCTTTAACATAGCCTGTCTTTTTAGCCATTATAGCCTGAGTCATAGAAGTTCTTATACCACCTAGAGATGCACAGTATCTAACTTTAGGATAGGTAAACTGAATGTATGTACAGAATGCTGATTGTACTCTTGCTTCTTGCTTCATTACTTCTTATCAGTATAAGTTGTTCCTTTAAGTAACTGATACATTAAAGGTTGAGATACTTCATACTTCCTAGCTATAGCAGATATAGTTATCTTATCAGTAGCAGTATTAAACTCTAATCTAATGGCATCAGCTTCTTCAACTGTAAACTTTCTTCTTGAGTAACCTCCACCTCTCCTATCTTTCCTATCGCTTATTTTTATCTTTCTAATTTTTGGCATAATTTATTTATTTATTCATCTTCAAATCTATCATTAGTTTCTCCATACTGATTTTCAATATCTACTTTAACTATCGTAATATCTACTTTATCAAGTTTCTTTTTATTAAGGTAGCATATCCTATCTATAATCTCTTGGTCGTTCTTTATCTCATCAATATTAGATGTTAGTGCAAAGGTATCTAACACACCTGTTGTAACCTTTCTAGTTACTGCTTTCTTATTCTTTATCTCATAAGAAATAAACACTCTAAATATTGGTTTCTTCATTATTCTTTTAGTCTTTCTATTTCAAACTGCAAATGATTAATACCCTTTTGAATATCCTCTATATGCTTATCTCTAATATCCATACCCTCCTCTGTTTTCTTACCACAACGCAGTAAGTAAGTAACGCAAGTACCAACATTGTACGATAAATCAAAGTTATCTACTACCTTCCTAGCCTCATATCCGTTCTTACCTATATAGTAGTCAGGTACTCTATCATCTTCATTGTGTTTTTGAATAAACTCTGAAAATGATAAGTCTTCTTCAGGAATGTACTTACCATTATTTGTTCCTGTAAGCTTCTCTTTAATTTCTTTATCTAATTCCTTTAAATTATCCTTAGCATATTCTATATGGTGTTCTGCTAATTCTTCTTTACTTAGTAACATCTTAGGGTTTATCTTGCAACAGGTTTCTTCTAATACTATAAAGTTATCTTTAAGTACAAAATACTCTTCATTAACATCATCATTTATAAGCCAACTATTAATACCATTACGGATAACATCATAAGTATTTCCAATTGTAATGTCGTTGTTATATTCCTCTTTTTTAATACATTTAACTTTCATATCTATTATTTTAAATTATTCATTTTATCTTCTAACTTCTTGTTAGCTTCATTGCTTTCAGCTCCTTTAACACAACTAAGTATTATCAGGACAGTAAATACAAATAGTATTACATATAGTATTATGTCGTATATCATTTGCTTAGTAATTTAAGTAGTTGCGAACTCGTATATATCCTATCATCTCCATCATAGTTTTCATATATACAGGTAAAGTTGTCATCTTTCCAAGTCCACAAAGCCCTGACATTCTTTTTGATATTATCTTTTAATATCCATTTAATTGTTTTGTATGTTCTTT